CCCATAGTAATCATTGGTTTTATATTTTCTGGTATTGATGATCCAGGCCATATAGCATATGCAACATTCAATTGTCCAATTTTCATTTTAGGTAAAAAATTTGGAAGAACTTCTGACATTAATATTTCATGATCAAAAACTTTGATTGTTGGATTTTTTATATTTTCTTCACATCTTTCAATCCAATATTTTAAAAATTCAATGACAATTTCTTTATAATTAATATAAATTGGTGATGCCTTCGGCAATGCTGGATTTACTTTTGGTGGAAATCCTTGATATGCAAATGCCATATCACATTTATCCTCCAATTCATCAAACACAGACAATTCTGCATGTATCTTAGAATCAACATCCATCCATATAAATGGACGTTTCTTTTCCATCAATACATCAAATATAAATTTTGGTTTTGCTAAACAATTCAACCTATATTCACCGCGAGATGGTAATTCTCGTATATCGTGTGGTATATTATTTTCATTGCAATTTATACGAAGGCGACGAGAATGATCGCTATAATATGTGCGATTATCAATATCACAATAAAATGAGACTACTTCAGTTTTCATTGATTAATTGAAAAAGTTGATCATCAGCAGAAAGAAGTTCTTTAACACGATTAAAGTTATCTTTAACTGCTTCTATTTTACTATAATATAGTTCAGGTGTCAATTGGGTCATATCAAAACCCGGATATAATTCTATAATTCCATTTAGATTAAATAGTTCATTTACATTTGATGATCCCCAATACACAGGAATTGTTCCAGTTGCAAAACAGTCTGTAAGTTTTTCGGTATAATAAGTAGAATACTTGTCATTTTCTATGACTATCGAAAACATATAATCATTCAATGCCTCGGACTTATCCCAATTATTATTTCCAATTCTTCTAGATCCTAAAACTCCACCATATAAATCGATAGTGTCTTTAAGTTGTTCTGCAACTGTGTGTCTCAAAGCGTGTCCAAATGAAAATCTTTTTGGAGATGCCACCATTGATATTGTTTTTGTTTTATCAAACACTTCCTGATGTTTTACCCATGGTAAATTGCTACCCGCTGGACAATATCGAACATTTGGATGCTTACCTACCCAATCTTTTTCAGAGGTGAATACCAAATCATAAGCATCACAAATTTTGTTAAATTCAGATTCCCATACATCTCTAGGAAAATGCATTAAATGAAAAATAGCACGGGATTCACATACCCATGCTATCTTTCGTTCTCCTGGTTTTTTAACGTAGGATATTCCGGTTGAAATTGCCCCATCAATAAAGACTTTTACAGGAAAGTCTTCTGATGTCCAATCAAAATATTTTGGTTTTAGATCAGAACACGATGAATGTTCGATAAGAAAGGGAGCACCGATAGCTTGCATCTTCTTCATAGTATAAACTCCACATGTATTTATATTACTTTCCTATATGGTATTTAGGAACAAGTGTCCATTCTTTTTTTTCTTTGTGTGGTATTATCTTAAGACGAGCAAGTGAAAGTTGTGGTTGAGCATATTTTACAGGATCTGTTGGGTTAATTAAACCCCATTCCGTCAAGAGTTTGACGATTGTATTGCGTCTTCCCAAGTCATCTTCAGACATGTCACTATCCAGACCGTCAAGAACAAACATTTCCTTAAAATGCATGATAGCATATCTACCTCTTTTGTGTAGTATGTGACAAGATTGATAAAGTTTCTTTTCGCTTTTAGAGGAGACTCCAATACGAGTAAGAGTCTCCTTTACCTTTAAGAAGTCTTCTTCTTTATTTAATTTAACTTCTACACCCAGTCCCTCAAAAATATCTTCTGTCATAATAAACTCCATATTAACAGAAAATATTTATAGTTTTATCGTTTTTGACCACCCTTTTGTGTCAGTTCATGAATTTTAGACATAGAAAGGATATCTAAAACTTCTCTGGCACGGGTTTCTGAGTACCCATATACCTCCTTTATGGCATCAATATCTTTGTTCTCCTCTGGTTTTATCCATTTTGAGAACCGTTTTCTCTTTTGAATAGAATACAAAAGATAGTCATATTGTAATCTTTTATCCAAAAATGACATCATATTTACCTTGTTAGCGTAAAAGATGGTATCTGGAAAGTACGAAAAACATTTGTTAACAACAAAAGGTAAATAATCTTTCTCAAGTCTAGGATCTTTAGAAAGAAGATTTTCCTTTGTTACATTAATAGAATTTAAAAAATCAGAAAGCATATTATTTAAAAGCACATGACATCATGATCTGAACCAAACACGCTACTAGGTTGATCTCTTGGTCAGCAACGAACGCAGAGCGGTACTGAGACTCAGCAAGAATCAGAATTGCCTCTGGAACGCTCTGGTTCTCCATAACCTCTCCAAGAGCATCGTAGATCTTTCTGTAGATCTCCTGGGGAGAAGTCTCTGCGTTGATCGCTGCCCATCTACGAACCCCAGCAAAGTCCTTGTTCCGCATGGAACTCACTAGATTCTTGATTTCCGAATCGGCAACAGAATTAAGAATACCCACATCAATCGATCCAGAGACAGCGTACCTTTGAAGTTCATTCAAGATACGTCGCATATCTGGGAAGTGCTTCATAATCAATTGACCAAGCACCTTCTTATCAAACTTTACACCTTCCTGATTGAGAATATATACACATCGCTCCATCATCTTGGCAGCAATGGTTGGTTTTTCTGTGGTTGGTAGGGCAAAATCAATACAGGTACACCGAGAATGAATTGGTTCAATGATTCTAGACTTGTAATTACAGGTCAAAATAAATCGACAATTATTGGCAAACTCTTCAATGGCACCACGAAGTGCTGGTTGAATACTGTTTGCGTTTGAATAGTCAAACTCATCCAGAATTACAACCTTTTTGACATCTCCACTCAGAGACACAGTGCTGGCAAACTGACGAATCTTTGTTCGAAGGGTATCAATATTACCCTCTTCAGAACAATTGATCAGAATCCAATCACACCCCATTTCATTACAGAGTGCCTTGGCAACTGTGGTCTTACCAACTCCAGCAGTTCCAGAAAACAGTAAATTTTGTGGTTCACCTTTAGCAACCATGTCGCTAAAGGTTGACTTTAGCGACATGGGTAGAACACAGTCTTCAATAGTCTTGGGTCGATACTTTTCAACCCATAGAAAGTTTTCAGGTTTCAATTTAGTCTCCATACTTTGAAGTATTTGATTCCATCGCAAACCAATACTTTAGTGATATTGATTTATTGACAAACTCACCAACAATATTCTTGGCAAAGTTTATCTGGTAATCACCAGCAAGAATCTTTACATTCTCCATCTTAAAATGAAACGTAAAGTTTGGAACAGGAGCATCCCAAGTATCAAGAGTTACTTTGTAACTATTTGATGTAGGATCTGAAATATCACAAACCATCGCAATGATAGAATCATCATCAGATGTGAAGACAAGATCTGGCAACTGCATGACTGCTGCTGCCTTCTGAAGTTCCAGAAATTGCTTTTCGGTCATGGAGGTTGAGATACTGACAGACGGCATCACAACATCCTTAGTTGGAACAGTAAGAAGTCTTGGTTCAGAGTAGTAGTAATTTACTACAGAATTACCACCATTCTTGATCTTGACACTCTTCTCTCCAAAATCAAATGATGGATTTCCAAACAGACTAATAACTCCAAGAAACTTATTTAAATCCCAGATTCCAAACTCAGTGTCAAAATCTTCTTCAACAGTAGCAACTGCCATACCATTTTTAGAAGGTGTTATTGTTTTAACAATATTACCTGGTTTTACCAGTAAGTTGGAATTCAAAGAAGAAAAGTTTTTAAGTATGGATAATGTATTTTTCGAAAAAGTCACAGTGCTCATAATTTACCTCATAAAGTTATCTTCAAAATCGTCATCTTCAAAACCATTTTCAACATAATTTTTAAGTTGTTGTTTTGATCTATTTTTTTCCGAATCTTTTTCTTTGCGATTAACGGACTTTAATTCTTTGGGTTTAAATTTATCCCGGGAAAAGTCCTTCTTATTATCATCACGCTTCATATCACTATTATACTCCTTTTTAATTTACAATTCAACCCAAAACTGATTTGTTTCTTCTTTTACAAAGGTAAACATTACAGACGTAGAAGGTTTATACCATCTATCGCCTTTTAATGGATTTGTTGGTGGAGTTTCCATTATATAAAAAGTATCATCTCCACCTAAACTTTTCCAAATAATATTTCCTTCAGTTGTTCCTGGTATTTTACTAGAAGTTGGTTTTGTTGCAACATATTTTCTACCACGAAATTCAACAACATCTCCTATTTTATACAAATATGGATGACCATCAGCATCATATTGTTTAAAACTTCCTCTATAGTTTAGATTATCTGATTTGCTCATTTCCATTATTTATAATTTTACTAAAATTATTTTTCTTTTCAAAACTAATAATATTTGAAAATTTATCAACCAATTGATCTGCTTTATGACTTATAACATAAACATGTGCTTTATCACTTATAATTTTAAGCAATTTCATAAGTTCATCCATACCCACAGAATCTAAAGATGAATCAAAAACTTCATCAAGAATCAATAAATTGCAATTAATGCTGTTCTTAAGTCTTGCTATCTCCCTCCATGCAAGCAAAAGAGCAAGATCAATACGCATTTTTTCGCCCTCACTAAAATTCATATAACTAAAATCATCTCTGTGTCGTGATTTGATTTGCTCATTGAATTCTTCATCAAGATTAAATTGAACAAAAAAGTCCATGGATGAAAGATATTTGTTAATATACTTGTTCATATGTGGCAAGTAATACTTGATGATTTTTGTCTTGACACCACCATCTCTTAAAAGATCGCTTGCCAGTTCATGATACATTAATTCTTCTGAATGTTCTGCTCGTTCGTCTTCTATCGCCTTTAATCCACCCTGTAGGAGAATTAATTTTTCTTTTTCGCTTTGAATATCACCAACCAATGAAGATTTATTCATCGATGATTCAATTCTTTTTATTTCTTGCTTTATAGTTTTGACTTCACTTTCAATTGTATTTCTTTCATTCAACAACTTTCTAGTATTGTTTAATACTACTTCTAACTCATTAATAAAGTTTTCTTTATTTTCTATTGTTTCTTTTCCGATAGATATGTCATTGTCAATATTTGATATATCGAGATTTGTATTTAAAATCTTTTCTTTCTTTACTCTTGAGTCGAGATGCTGTGAACAGACTGGACAAGTTTCATTTTCCTTGAAGAAAACTATTTCTTTTTCTTTTTGTTTTTTCTCTGTATTTAAGGAAGCAAGTTTTCTTTCCATTTCTTTAACATTGTCTCTATGTTTTTTCAAATTATTCACCGCATCTTGTATATCTTCTTCAGTATACATTACAAGTCCATTCACATAAAGACTGCCTTGTAATTCATTACATCTTGTTTCAAGTTCCTTAATATGACTCAGTTTGTCTTCATTATCTTCATTATTTTTCTTTTCTAGAGTATTAATAAAAGTCATCTGTGTACTAATCTTGTTCTTTTCAATTTCAATTTTAATATTTAGTTCTTTTACACTTTCCTTTAGTGAAAGAATCTTACCTTTTAGAACAACATTCATTGTGCTAAAAATATTGATATCAAGAATGTTTTCAATTACAGATCGTCGATCCGCAGCAGACAACTGCATGAATGGAACAAATGAAGAACTTCCAAGAATCACAACTTGAGTGAATGTCTTGTAATTCATCTTCAAAATTTGTTGCTCAAGAATTTCCTGATAATCAAGACTCTTTGCATCTTGATTCATCAAATCTCCATTTTTATGGATTTCAAAAATACGAGGGTTTATTCCTCTACGAACAATGAAGTTATCTGAACCTTTTGAAAATTCAATTTCAACTAAACAACCTTTTTCATTTACAGAATTTACT